TTAGGCTGTGGTGGCAAGAAAGACAGTGAAACAGTCATGTCTGATTCTCTGAAGACTTTATTGGTTGATCTACATAAGATTGAAGTCTTTCAATTTGATGATGCAAAGATCCCTGCGGATACTCTTACTTGCATAGATACATTACATGGTTATTATTCGGCAGCTGATGAACAAGGTAAAGGAGCCATGCGTTATGGCTTATATGCTAACCTAGGTCACTGGCAAGCTTCTGCAGACCGAGCTTATGCAATGAATCGTGTTAAGGAAATAGAGACTGCAGAAAAGAAAGACTCTATTGCTGATATTATTATCACTGATGCTGAGAAGAAAGCTCCTTTAATGATCGTTGGGGCTGGTCTCAAGAGTGAAATGGGTAAAGGGTTTGTACCAAAAGGTGTTTCTGATTCGTATGAAGCCCTCCATAAAGCTCATAGTGCAGCTGACTCAGATGGTAAATCTCATATAGTTAGTGCAGCTGGTGCTCTTCTGGAACACTGGCATGCTGGGTCCATACTTGAGTATCATCGTAAATTGATGGCTCCAGGTACTGGACAAATAGTTAAAGATGGCGAGATTGTACTGACCAAAGAAGAGCATGATACTCTGATTGTAGGTCAGGAGAAACTGGAGAGTCAATTGGCAGTGGTTAAGACTGAGATTGATGCCCTTCAGCAACAGAATACAGCCTTGGTGAAGAGCCTGAAGAAAGATAGGGCCACAACACTGATAGCAGTAAAAGTGCTCACCGGGGAAGCTGGCTTCCAAGGTCTTTCGGATACAGATATTCAAACAAAGATATCTGAAAGAGAACAGCGTAGCTTGGCAAGCTTGAGGGATGCATTGGATGATGAACTAGGTAAGCTGTCTGGTTTTGTCTTCCAAGGTAGTACATCGACATCGAAGTCCGCCGAGGCAGGAACTAAGGAAGTAAATGATAAAGCAACACTTCCTAATCCAGATGCGACTACAACCGTGACTGATAATAAAGATAGTAAAAATACTACTACAGCACGTAAGCTTCCAAAAGATCCTAAGGCTGCAAGAGCAGTTCTTCTCTTTGAACAACGAGTGAAAGAACTGACACCAGCTTCCAAAGAAAACTAACTATAAGATACTAAAGAGGTTAACATGTCGCTAGATATAAATAATAATTATCGCGGTACACTCTATGGTCGTGACCGTCTAGGTTACACGACTCCGGATGCTGATGCTTCTGAACCTTTGCGTCCTTTCTTACCTGTGCCTTATCCTGCACCTTGGCTTCCTGGTCGTCGTCTTGACGAAGGTCATCCAGTCGGAGCTCAGGTTGTGATCAGTTCGCACCAGATTGTTGGGGTGGACAAATCAGGAGCTTTAGTTCCAGCTGGTCTTATATCAGGTTGTCAGCAAGCATCGCAGTCAGCTGATTTAAGTGATGGATCTCCAACACTGACTGTTACTGCTGGAGTGGCTACACTGAGTGCAATTGCAGACCAAAATGAGAATTCAAATCCAGTTGATGGACATCTAACATTTAATGTTGGTGATACAGTTACCATTGCTGGTGCAACAACTTCAGGTATTAATGGAGCACACGTTTTAACAGCTGCTACATTTAGTACAACCTGGAGTATTTCGTTTGCTTCTACAGCTGTAGCATCTGGCGTTAGCCAGACAGCTGGTACAGTTCGTAACTATACGGGTCTTTATTGCGCCGTTCAGTATGGTCAGAATGATGTCGGCTTCGCCCGCAATGTGGCAACAGGCAATCCTGTGGCTGCTGCTGGTGAATACGAAGTTCTTGCTGGCCCTCTTGATGGTGTGGCTGGTGATATTATAGTATTCCCAGATGGCAATGTTATTACCATCGTTAATGCTGATCTTGACTTTGCAACTGGTGGTCACTCCGGTGCAGAAACACTGGGTGCAGGTTGTAACGTTATTCCTGGTGGAGTTGCTCGCCCAATTGGATACGCAGTTCGTAACGTGTTCCAATTCTTAGGTGGTGTTAATCTCATTAGTACAACTGGTGGTATCTTCTATACATTGGAATCAATGGTACCTATTCAGTTCCGTATTCATAACTACATGCATGAAATGGGTACTGCAATTCAGACTCACTTCGTTCTACGTATGCCTTGGATCGGAGCTACTCCAACATCGCTTCAGTCTTTTGCTAATGCTGATGGTATTTCCGGTTATGTCCAGACTGACTTTGGTCGCAGTTTCGTCCATGCAACTGGTGGTACAGCTGGAAATCCTTCATTACTTAACGGCCTCTCTGTGGTACCTTCACGGTTAGGAGCAGGAACAGACGCTGGTAATTATTCTTTCTATAATTCCGCCGTCAATGGTTTTGATGAAATCTGTGGTCGTGTAATCGGAGTTGAATCTCTCTATCCTATTAGAGACTTCGCAAACCGTGTAAGAACTCAGTTCGAACGTGCAACTGAGGCTGTTGGTCCTTTTACAACCAAGACTCCTTCTATTGGGCAGCTGGGTGGATCAGCTACTCGCGGTATGGATTACATGGTTAACCTGACAAACGATGGTATCTTACGTTTGGCCAGTGACCAGAACTTGACCATCAGACCTGAATATGCAACTTATGTTTATATTCATTTTCTAGCTCGGTAACATAATAGCAAGGTAATATATTTTCTCTAGGATCCCGAGGACCAATGCGTCTCCTAATGTTTATCACTAAAGGTCAGGCAGTCATCCAAGGTGATTCTCTTAGATGTGCAGCTCCTAGAGTTAATGATACTAGAAAACAGTGTAACAAGTTAATTTGTAAGAAGAATGAACTGGGACAGATCGCAGGTGATTTTAGATGCGAAAGATGTCATCAGTCTATTCAAGTAAAATTAGGACCAGCACCAGTATTATAAGTAATAGCCTCGAGACTTACGAAACCCAAAGGCACAGGAGCATTGTTCAAATGGCAAAGCAGATGAAATTAGAACAACCAGATTGGAATGATTCACAAGTCAAGACTGACTTGGTTCGAATGGAGACCATATTCCGTACTAGCGGATTTGATCCAGTCGAGAACAAAAAGATCACGATGTCAGACGCTTTGGATATTCCAAACGCTGCCTTCCTGATTCCTAGAGTTCTAACCACCTTCGTGCAAGAAGGTATAGAACCTATGCTAATTGGTACTAACCTGCTCCAGCGTATTGATTATGTTCCTGGTATGCAGACAGTGTTCCCAGCTATTGATGTTTTGACAGCTCGTGAAGTTGGTGATGGTATGGCCCTGCCAATCTTCAACATCAACGTTGGTGGTGCACAGACTTTTGGTGTGACAGTCAAGCGTCATGGATTGTCTCTCCGAATCTCGGAACGGTTCGTTGAACAGTCTACCTATCCATGGATCCAGTATTGGATGCGTCTGGCTGGCAATGCTCTAGCTCGCCATAAAGAAGAGTTTATCTTTAACTTCATTACTGGTCTCGGAACTGTCATATTTGATAACAGTCCGTCGGCACGTACTACTGGTGCCTCTGTACAGCCTTCTAAAGGTATCACTACAGGCCGCAACCTTAAAGGTCAGTTCAATGGTTCAATGACTGCTGATGATGTGTATGATATGTATGCACAGGTCTTAATGCAGGGTTTCATTCCTGACATGATGTTAATTCATCCTATGTCATGGTTGCAGTGGGTCAAGGATCCTGTCCTCCGTGAGTTTGCTATTCAGGCTGGTGGTGGTTCTTTCTTCGCCCAGTTTACTGGTAATGCAAATGAACTATCAAAGCCTTTCTTCAACTATGGTAATATGGGCTTTGGACAAGGGCAGACAGGTCAGTATACACAGGGTGCATTGTCTGGAGGTCAGACTTCCACCTCAGCTGGTTTGCCACAGACACAGCGTTCGGGTCCAGTGCTACCTAACTATCTTGGGTTGCCTTTCCGAATTGTGGTTAGTCCATTTATGTCCTTTGATCCAGTTAATCGTACAGTAGATACCTTGCTCTTTAATAGCCAGAACCTTGGTGCTTTAATCGTTGATCAGGATCCTCATGTTAACTCATGGGATGATCCAATGTATGATCTTCGTAATATCGGTATTGAAGAGTCCTATGGCTTCGGTATCTTAAATGAGGGTCAGGCAATCGGTGTAGCAAAGAATATCAAGCTTCGTCCAAACGAGATCGTGCTTCCAGCTCGTTCGGTTATGGATATCGGTGTTCAACAGTCGTCCGGAAACTTCCAGACATACGAGAACGTTTCGGTCTTTGGTGGTTCACCAATCGATCCAACAGCTTCGAACTTGTCAGATCTACCGTCCAGCGACTAATAAAGACGGCATAAAAGAGAACCATAAGGTGGCTAGAATGGTCCGGTGGACAAACTGGCCATACACTAAGCCACCTTTTTTATTTATATAGATAATCTATAGTATAACGAGGAAACAATGCCAACACCTTCTTACACAGTTTCGTCTACGCAAGCTATCAGCTTGCAAGTCCCAGCATCGGCTTCTGTACCAGTTCAGGGTGGTAGTGTGGCGTGGTCTATGACCCCAACCTTGGGAAAGTTGACTCCAACTAATGATGGATTGTCAGCCTTATTTACCCCTGGGTCTGCTGTATTACCATTGACTCAGGCCATTCGTAATGCTGCCGCAGTGCTAGCTATAACGTCCGTAGCCGCATCTTCTGGGGGAGTTGCTGCTTACACAGGTACTATTACAGGTGGGGGCTCTAATGCCCTTGTAGGGCAGGTTTTCGTTGTAACTGGATGTAATCAATCGATCAATAACGGAACGTTTATTGCTACAGCTTCTTCTGCCACTGTTCTTACTTTGACTAATGCTAGTGCTGTTGCCGAAACCTCCAGTGGATCTCCTGTTGCCACTTCTTCCACGGCTAATACTAGCTATATTGGCACAGTAACTGGTGGAGCTAGTAATGGAATCGTTGGTGATGTGATCGTTGTAACAGGTTTTGCAAATGCTGGTAATAATCATTCTGTTACTGTATTAGCTTCTTCTGCCACTGCTTTTGGTGGAGGTAATGCTACTGGTGTTAATGAAACCCATGCTGGAGTAGGTACAACGGCCAGTGTGACTTCTACAACTGTAACAGCTGTTGTAACTGCTAGTACTCCGAGCTGGCAACCAGGACATTTGTATGCGGTTAATGATACAATTGTTGACAAGAATGGTCATACTCAGAAAGTAACCTC